AAAAAAAGAAACCAAAAAAAGGGCAAGTTCTGGAGGATCAAGAAAAAAAAATGTAAAAAAATTATTAAAAATTTATAACTTTTTAAATGTTTGAAGCTCAAAAAATTAAAGTTTATATTTACGTAATTGGGGGGTTATTTAGGGGTAGTCTAATATTCACACTAGATTTTTGGATTTTGAACTTTTATTACACCAACTGCATAATATATATTTTTGTTCCAAACTATATTATTTATTATTTGTTATATTGTGCATAAATAATGTAACTTTACAATATGAATAAAAGGGATCAGGAAAGGGCTGACAAGAGAAATGCCAAGCTATCGCAAAAAAAAGAAGATGAGAAAATTATTAGCACAGTAGTTTCAAAATATAATCCAAGTGATTTGGACTTAAATAAGAGTTCAGGTAAGGCAACAGGTCTTGTGAGTTATAAAAGAACAACTGAAGTGGTAAAGCTAATATTGAGAGGCATAAGATATACAGATATAATGGAATATTGTGAAGCTCATTGGGGTATAAAAAGAAGGATGGCTAGTATTTATTATAAAAAGGCATTAGAAAGTTTTGCAGAGCAATTTTCGGAGGAAAGAGAGTATGAGATTGATAAACATCAAATCATGTTACAAGATTTATATAGTAAGTCATATAAGTCTGGAGATTTGAATTTATGTAGATTGTTATTGCAAGATGTTGCAAAGATGAAAGGTATAGTTGTTGATAGAGTTGATTTAACTAGTGGTGGAGATAGTTTTGTCTTTAATTATGAGAGTCCTTCTGACAAAACATAGTATGTGCTAATCATCGCTTAAACAAAAGAAAATAACTTTTGTTAAAGGTTTATATCTTTAATTATTAAGTTAAATTATAAGTGCAAGTATAATAAAAATAAATAACATAATATGGAAACTTTAGAAATAAAAAAACATGACAAAATTTAATACAAAGACAGTAATTTTAAGAGCAGAAGCTACATCTCCTATTATAAAAGGTAAGGAGTCTTTAGGTGTTGCCAAAGATAGATTAAGAATAATAACTAAGGATCAAGATGTTGAAAAAAGAACACAAAGATTAGGTTCAATAAGCAAACACTCTGAAGATGGTAAAGATGTTTTGTCTAACGATAAAAACTCTTTAGTTATTAGGCCGGATGCCAATATTAAGATGCAACAAACAGAAGAAGCTACTTTTAATATGTACCTAGATGTATTTACAGCATCTGGCACTACTTCTAATAAAAGAGTAGAAACATTATTAGTAGCTGACATAACATTATCAGAATTAAAGGTGTTGGAAAAAGGATTTAGTTTAGGTGGTACATTTTTAGAGGGAGCAAGAACTGCAGGTAAAAATTATTCGCCATCTAGCACTTCTAATAGCTATTCTGAAAGAGTTAATTATTATGATTTAGTAAAGTCTATACAAATTAGTGATGTTGTTCCTAATGCAGATGCTTTTGGGGATATTAATTTGGGTGCTGGTGGCGACACATCAGTTTCAACAGAACACTCTACAATAAAAAGTGATTTTCTTTTAAAACAAGAAGGAGATGTATATGTAAATAAAATACCAGGCATTTCAAATTCAGCTTGGCTAACTTTAATAAATAATATGTAATGAAAAAAATAATTAAATCAATAGGAGGGCTTTTTAAATCTAAAGATGCAGGTTTTTTAGAATATGTTTTTGCAATATCTTGTATAATTTGTGTTTTGCCATCAGTATTGGCATATATAATTTTACAAAAGCTAATTTTACAACCAGCATATAGCCTTGTCAAAACAATTTGGAAATAAATTTTAAACCAACAAAAAAGCAACATCTAGCTTGGGAGTATTTACATGATGAAACCACATCCGAAATTTTATTTGGAGGAAGTGCTGGTGGAGGTAAATCTTATTTTGGAGCTGCATGGCTTTTATACTCTTGCCTTCGTTTTCCAGGAACTAGATGGTTAATGGGTAGAGCTACACTAAAAACATTAAAAGAAACTACTTTAAATTCTTTTTTTATGGTTTGTAGTGATTGGGGGGTTAAAAAAGGAGAAACTTATAAATTTAATGCCCAAAGTAATGTCATAGAGTTCCAAAATGGCAGTACAATTCTTTTAAAAGACTTATTTCAATATCCTGCTGATCCAAACTTTGATTCACTTGGTTCATTGGAAATTTCTGGTGCATTTATTGATGAAGTGAACCAATGTACTGAAAAAGCAAAGAATGTAGTGGCTTCTAGGATAAGATTTAAACTTGCAGAATATAATTTACGCCCAAAAGTGTTAATGAGTTGTAATCCATCAAAAAATTGGGTTTATGACTTCTATAAACAAAATAGAGATGAAACTTTGCCAACACATAAAAAGTTTGTACAAGCAAAATTAGTTGATAACCCTCATATTTCAGAGTTTTACGAAGAACAACTAAAAAAACTTGATCCTGTTTCAAGGGAAAGGCTTTTACATGGTAATTGGGAGTATGATTCAGGAGAAGATAGACTATTTGACTATGAAGCTGTTTTAGATGTGTTTACTAACTCAAAAGTTACTTCAGACAACTCTGAAAAGTATCTTTCTTGTGATATTGCCTTATTAGGTAGTGATAAATTGGTTATTTGTGTGTGGAATGGGTTAATAGTTGAAGAAATAGTAACAAAAGACAAGACATCTGCTGATAATGTGGAGAAATTGATAAGAAACTTGGCAGATACGCACAAAATACCACAGAAAAACATCATAATTGATAGTGATGGAGTAGGCCAATATCTATCTCATTACATGAAAGGAGTACAACCTTTTGTGAATAATGCAAAACCTCTTAATAAAGAAAATTATCAAAACTTAAAAACACAATGTTATTACAAGTTAGCTGAACAGATAAATGTAGGTAATGTTTGGATAAAATGCAATGATATTGATTTAAGAAACAAAATTATAGAAGAATTAGAGGTTGTAAGAAGAAAAAACATGGACAATGATAATAAACTTGCTATTTTATCAAAAAAAGAAATGAAAGCTGTATTAGGACATTCTCCTGATTTTGCAGATGCTTTAATGATGAGAATGAGATATATGTTTAAAAATAACAAGCGAATTATGGCTTGGAGGTAAAAAACTAACTTTTTGTTCCATAAAGTTCCAAAGGTTATTTGTTATATTGTAAGATGTCGTACAAAGAAGAAATATATTTTTTAAATAACAGACATTCTGTTATAATAAATGATTATTTAACTAAAGTTCAAAATTTAATGGACTCTTCTACTTTTTTTAACGAAGATTATGTTGGATATGAAGTTTTAGTCTTAAATGTTATAGATTATCACAATGGATTAAGCAAATATGTTTCAGAAGGATTAGTTAATCGTAGAGATTGGTTTGTATCTTTGCCTAACAATTTATATTGGGCCACAAAGGGTTATTTGGCTAATTTACAATTAAATCAAAATGAAGATATATATTATTGTGAAGAAAAACTATTATCTTTGACTTTAGATGTGTTAGATGAATTAAATGAAAGCATATTAATACATCCATTTACAGAAAAAGAATATAAAATTAATTTAAACTAATGGAATCATATATTTTAAACGACAATAAAATAACATTCCCATCATCATGGGAAGAATGTACTTATGGAAAGTTTTTAGCTTTTGTAAGGTTATCAGATAATTTATCTGCTAATCAAGAAGAAGAAACTGATAATGAATATCAACAAACTTTAAATGATTTAAAGCAAAATACTAAAGTATTATCTTTTTGGTTAGGAGTTTCAGAAGATGAGATAAGCATGATGGATTTAGATGTTGCAAATGACATTATGAGTAAACTAAGTTGGGTTGGAGAAAAATATACTCCAATAAATATAGATTCTTTTACTATAGGCGAAGAAAAGTTTTATTTACCTAAAGATTTAATGGCTAAAAGTAGTTTTGGTAGATTTATAGAAGCTGAACAGTTAGAATTACAAGCAAATATGCTAGATAATGGTATTATAGAAATATTGCCTAGACAAATTGCTATTTTATGTAAAAAAGAAGGGGAAGAAGAAAAATTAAATGATGCCCTCATAGATGAAAGGGCTAAGAAGTTTGAAAAACTTGACATGGCAACTATTTGGGATGTCGGTTTTTTTTTGAGCAAGTTAGAACAGAAATTGACACTAAATTTCCTAATCTCAACGGAGAAGGAGGGGAAGGAAAGTCAAAAATTGCAACAAAAGGCACAATAGATGGTTATGGTTGGTTAAATTCTCTTTATGATGTAGCTAAAGATGGAATTTTTACAAAAGACAATCTAAGTGCTGTGGAAAGTGTGTTAATTACAGAGTTATATGAGATATTTACATATTTATCTTGGAAATCTGCTTGTAATTCGTATGAAGAGAAATTAAATGATTTAAACAAGAAAACTAGCTAATATGGAATATACTTTAACAAAAATTATAGAAACAATGAAAGAATGTGCAGAATCTGCTGGATTTTGTAGCTTTCAATTTGGGCCTCACACAAACATTAACAATAATCATAATATTTGCTATGATCATCTTAATGCAAGTTACCCAACCTCAACACTTGCATCTGGTAAGTTAGAAACTTGGAATTTTGATATAGTTTTAGCTAGACCTGATAATAAAAGTAATACTTCAGGGGTACAAACATTAAATGATGTTCATTTAATTATGACAGACTTAGAAATAAAGTTTTGGAATTTTATTTCTTGTTGTGCTTTAGGTATTTCAGGAGGAGGAGGATGTAAAGAAGCTGTTCCAAAAAATTTAATAAGAATATCAAGAGATAAAGGAACATTTAATGATAATCTTGTTACATTACAATGCCAATTTACAATACAAGTTGTGTTAGCAGGACTTACTGATCCTTGTGGGGGTAGTTCTGGTTCATCAGATCCTTGCTATGGATTTTTTGAAGATGAATTTGATCCTTGTGAGCCTTGTGATGATGAGTTCGCATTTCCACCTACTTTTCCAGCTAATCAGACACTAAATCCTTAATATGGGTAGATTATCTAATATATTAAAACTAGTGCAAAGATCAGGATTAGCTGCTGAAAGAATCGCTAAAAAAAGACTTACTGTTCGTAGAAAAGGCAATTCTCCTATGAATACTTTTGGCTTGTTAAGTGATAGCATAACATTTCAAATAAAAGAGAACAATGGACTTGCAAATTTAACTTTAGAGTCATTTGAGGAGGGATTAATTCTAAATGATGGATATACTGATGTTCCATTTAGAGGTAAAACAGGAAAGTATGATGATAGTCAATATATAACTCAATTAGCTATTTGGGCAGCCAAAAAGTTTTATGGTAATAATTATAAAAAAGGTTTAAAGGCGGCTTTTGCTATTGCTAGAACACAAAAAGCAAATAATTCTGGGGTAAAACATCCTGGCTGGATGGATGAGGTTAAAGAAAAAATAGATGATAAAATAAATGAAATATTAACACAAGATACTATTTTAGCTATACAAGCAGACACAATGGCTAAATTAAATTTAACAATATAACAAAATGTCAAAACCATTATTTATAAAAGATTTTTATAGAAAGTTTTACGCTGCTTATAGACCTATAGTATGTAGTTTAACTTGCAATGATTCAGATGTTTCTTTTTTAAGAGCAGAATTACTTGTAGCACTAAATGGAAGTAACTCATATAGTAGCACTGGAGTTTTAATAAATGCATATAACAACGAAAACAATGTTTATGAATTTAATGTAATGGAATACACTAGGGCTTACATTGGATCAGGAACAGGGGTTATTTTATCATTTTTAAACTTTATAATTCCTGGATATTTTGAAACTTCTAAATTTAAGCTAGTTGTATGGCCTGTAAGATATAGTAATACAGCACAAGGTTTGCTTTTTGATGATTTAGCTGATTCAGTAGAATCTTCTTCATTTATATCAACAGATACCACAACTGATGAACAAGAAAACACAGATTTTGGGCAATATCACTTTTTAGATAGATATGTATTAGGAGAAAACTATAATAATGGTGGTACAGGAACTTGTAAGCCATTAACTAATATGCCATATCAAGGTAGTAATTCCTATGATAGTGGTGCATTAGATTTTACACAGAAACATCCAACAAATTATGGTGTTTCTATAGATATTAGTGATAACATGACTCCTTCTTTGTATTATCTTAATGGTAGAAATGGTTATAACTCTATGATTTACTTTGTAAGAAATGGAACTACAGGTTATGTAATGACTGGTGGATTTGTTCAAATATCTTATCCTAGTAATACTCAAAATATGCATAAAATTCCTTTACATCCTATACAATTAGAACAATTCATTTTAAATCAAAATGGTGTAGCTTCTAATTTAATTGTTGATGCTTCAGGTAATTTAATTGCTAGTGAAATATATATTGTTGCATTATCTGGAGGGCTTTTTAGTTCATCTAATAGTTGGGGAGGTTTTGATGAAAATGGAAATCCAGAAGCAAGATGGATGAAAGTTGCTTATACAGATAGAGATAATAATAAAGGAGTAGATGCTTGTAAAAGAACAAGATTTCATTTTAAAAACTCATTAGGGGGTTATGATTTTTTTAATTGCTATGGAACGGAAAGTAAATCAATATCTATTAAATCTACAAGATATGAAAAATACAATCCAACTGCATTTAGAGGATTAAGAGGCAAAAAAGAGCTTTGGGTAAATAGAGAAGATACTTATAGTGTAATAACACAGCCTATAACTAATAATGAAGCTATTTGGTTGCAAGAGCTTATATCAAGTCCTTTGGTTTGGGTAGAAGTAAAAGTAAAAGATATAGCAAAAGGAGAGCAATATCAATTAGTAGCAGTACAAATAGTGCCAGGTAGTTATGAAATATATAATACAGAAAATAATATAAATTATATTGAGTTTAAATATACATTGGCAAATTCTAGAACACAACAAAGAGGATAATGAGCAATAATATACACCCAAACACTACAATAATAGAACTAGGAGAAAAGTCTGGTAGCACAACACAAACTTATCAAGAAGTAGTTGGAACGACTAGTGAAGTTACTTTTAATGGATGTATAGATGTTGGGAATACTGATCAAGCTCCTAACTTGCCATATAAACAAAATTATTATAGTGGTAGTGGTTATAGTGGTTTTACAGGAATTGGTAATGCTAATATAGGTTGTTCTTTACAAAATGATGCTTCTAATAGATTTGATCCTGGAGGAAATAAATTATTAATATTAGATTTAAGTGGAGGTGTAGCTACCTCTGGTGGTGTCTTTTTTGCTAATGATGTAGACACATCCGAAATATATGACCAAACACAAGGTTGGACTACAATAAAATTTCAAAACCCATGCTCATATCCTAACAACACTTTAAATTTATCTAATTATTTTACTTTTACAGATAGCACTGTATCAGGAAACCCTACAGGAAATCATTTTACAGCACCTTATGATAATTTAAAAGTAAGTTTTTCTACTCAAGTATATACAAATGGAGTAACGCCTGGAAGTTCTAATGCAAACAATATTAGCTTTAGATTAAGGTTAAGGCATTATAAAGCAAATACAAACAACTATCAAAACTATGAAAAACTAAATTCAAATGGTACTCCAGATGTTTTAGGAACAAACTATAACACACCATGTAATGTTACTAATGGTAGTGCTTCATCTCATTTTGGAGTTATTGATGCTAACACACAACAATCTCCTTTAGGAGACAGTAATATTACTTTACAAAGTGGAGATAAACTATGGATTCAAATACTAATAACTCAAGCTGCTTTAGAAACAAAACTATGTGATGGAGTTGGTTTAGGTTTAACGCAAAGTAGTAGTAATTGTATTACAGGTATGGGTACTCGTAATTTATATAGTTTAGATACATCTGGCATTGTAGGAAGCTCTCCCCAATTCCAATGGAGTGGAAATGCTGGAATGAATTTTAGTGGAATTTCAGGATTATATACTCCAGACAATCAAATGCCTAATGATGAACACTCGCAAGGAAGGAGTTTATATTTTTTAGACCAAACTAATATGCTTAGTAGTCAAGAGCTAAAAAACTCAACATTAATTTTTGATATAGTTTCGGGCTTAACAGGAGATGATTCAAAACTTATTGTAAAAGGTACAGGTGGAGACCAACTTTCACAATTAATACAAGATGTTCCTAATTTAAACAATTTTGGCTCTGATACTTATCAATGGTATGTGTCGGCATATCAACATGGTGGTAATTGGAACTCTAAAGGTAATAACTTATCTTGGAATTTTGATGCAGAAGATAAAACAAGAATATTATCTTACGAAGGAGAAGCAGGACAAAAAAGACATCATAGTGTTTATGACACTTTAGGAGAGTTGGGTTTGCGTTCAAAAGATTTTGAAGGTAATGTAGATTATTACGAAATAGAAATAGATGTTGCATCGTGTGTAAACTCACAGATAACTGTATTTGAATCTCCATCATCTACAGGAGTAATTAATGCAAATCCACGCCAACCAATAACATCTGCAGGAATATATACATATTGTTTAACTTCTTTAACTAAAACAAACATTTGGGGTGGTGCTTCTGATGGCTCAAATAGTGGTAAAGTATGGATGACTAATGGTTTTCCAAGTGGTGCATTTTCTTCTGCTCATTATTATTTTGCAAATGGTTCTATAAAAGTATTAGATGCAGAAAAAGTAGGTTCTTCAGGTAATCATTCAATAGTAATAAATTCCATTAAGCTAAAAAAAATGGAACCAGATATTACTACAACTATAAGAGATGTTTATGGAGGTTCATTTGATTACGAAGTAGATAATTATAATTGGGAAAAAATAGATGTTATGGAAAGCAATAAAGTTCCATTATCATTAACTTTTCAAGCTTCTGATTTACACGACATTTCTAAAAGAACTGCAGGTTATAGTAAAACTTTTAATATTCCAGCGAGTCATAACAATGAAACTATATTAGGCAATATGTTAGCTGTTGGAGTTCAAAGACAAAAAATAAGTTGGGAGAAAGCTAGAATTAAAAGTAATGGAGTTATAGTTTTTGCAGGTTTAATGCGTATTGAACAAGGAGTAACAGGTAAAGGAGGTTATTACAAATGCCATATAATAGAAGATACTATAGATTGGAGTCAAGCTATAGGAGATAGAGAGCTTTGTGATATTTCTATAGCTCCTAGAGTTCCTGAATTAAAAAACAGAGATAATATAATTAATAGTTGGAGTCAAAACAAACCTTATGATTTTGACAGAGCAGGAGTTATGGGTTCAGGAGCAAAACAATCAGAGGATTATTTTTGGGGAATAGCTAATTATGGAGATTGGCATAGATTTTCAATAAACACAAGTCAACATAAATATTCAAGAGATTTATATGATTTTCATCCTGTAGTTTATGCTAAAAAAGTAGTACAAAAAATATTTAGACAAGCGGGATATACTTTAAAAAGTGATTTTTGGAATAGCATAACAGCATCTTTATTAGTGCATCCTTTTGGTTCAGGAGCTAATTACTATCAAACTGATCCTGCTCTTTTAACTGGAGATTCAGGAAACAATGTAGCTCATGCTTCTCTTCCAGGCTCTCATGCCTGTTTAGGTAATTATCAATCTGGAGGTAAAATTCCAGCAGGTGGTTATGGCAGAACCTGGTATCCTGTTTTAAATGTAACAACAGATGTAAATAGCTTAGTAACAGGTATAGGCACTAATACTTGGGGAGGTTCATCTACTTATGGATATGTAGTTCCTTTTACTGGACAATATGTAGTTAATTTTAAAGGTGGTATAAGAACTTCTCATAATATAGCAAGTGCAGGTTCAGAAATAAAAGCTACTTGTTTGTTAAATGGACAAACACTACTTTATCAAGGAGGACAGCCTGTGCAACATCAAACGACACAAGATGTATTATCTGTTTTTGATATGCCTGTTTTAAAAAACTTAAATGCTGGGGATATTATTTCTTATAAAATAACCGGAACAAATTCTAGTTCTACTTTTCCTTGTTGGCAAGATGCAGAAAATTTAGAAATATTATGTTATCCCGATTCTGGAACAACAGCACCAGCACAATTTACAAACTTTGCAGAAGTTTTAAAATGTGGAACTAAGCAAATAGACTATATAAAAGGTTTTACAGAAATGTTTAATTTACAATGGACAAGTAATAATCAAACTAAAATAGTTGAGTGCGAACCTTATGATGATTTTTATGGTTCAGGAAAAGTGTTAGATTGGACTGAAAAGTTAGACCAAACAAGTTGGAATGATAAATTCATTATAGAAGAACTAGCTAAAAAAGTTACATGGAAATATAATCAAGATAGTGGAGATGAAGGGTTAGACAATTTATATGAGTGGAGAGAAAACAATAATTATGATATTTACAAATCTCACACGCAAACTAATGAAGAAAAATTTAGAAAAGAAGAAATGTTTTTAGGAACAGACGTTTTTTCTGCTACTTGGAGATTTAATAATTATGGAACACAATCTAATCCTCATCAACATGGGCCTAGTCATCCTTTTGCTCCTAACTCGTATGGATGGGGAGATATGACTTGGACTTCATCTGGAGGTTCTGTAACTAACAATCCATTAATGCCTGTAATATGGATGGGAGAAGGAGGAAGAATAAATGGAGATTTTGATGACAGACCTGATTTTAATATGTTTCCATCTTCTGAATTAAGAGTTGTAAATTATTACAGCTTACTTAATGGGGTAAAGGCTGATGGTTCTGGAGATAAAACACAACCTTCTGTAACTTCATGTAGAAATTGGGGTTTCTTTGAAACCAATAATCAAATACAAAATTCATATCCATTTATGGATTGGATTGATGGCTATAAAAAAGGAAATAGTATTGATCCTTATTGCTTATCATGGGGAGATTATGATGATGGGTTAGGAAATGTAAGTCCAGGTTTGTTTTCTAAATATTGGAAAACAGCATATAATAAAATGAATGGTGGAGCTGCATTAAGAACTTGTAAAATGAATCTAAATCAAAACGATATAGCTTCTTTTGATTACAAAGATATTATAAAATTAGAAATAGATAATGTTCCTACATATTGGACAATTAATAAAATAACAGATTACAAGCCTAATCAAGAGGTTTTAACAACTGTAGAGCTTATTGAATATAAAGAGAAAGTACAATATGGCAACATAAAAACTAATAAAGGAACAGGAACAAAACATATCCCTTTTGGAACTATAGAAAGAGAAGATAATTCAGCTAGAAAATCTTTAAAGAAAATAACAAACAAAAATAATGTAACTAAAGGTTCTGGAATAGCAATAGGAGATGGCATAATAGCTAATAATAGTCAAACAGTAGTAGGAAGCTATAATGAAGAAACACCAAATGCAATATTTTCTGTAGGAATTGGAACTAGCAATGAAGATAGACACACTGCTTTTTCAATAGATTCTTGTGGAGAAATGCAAGTACAAGGAGGTTCTTTAATAGTAGAAGAAGAAGATGGAGTAGTTCATGATTTAGTATTTACAGAAGAAAATACAAATGAAGATGGTACAACAGAATCAAGTATAAAAAAAGTTTACTTAAAGAAAAACAAATAAAATGGCAACTACTATATATAATTTTCAAGCAGATTTAACTCAATTATTAAGATTAAATAGCGAATTAGAAAAAGCAAACGCAACTCTTTTAAGATTAAAAGCAAATACTGCTGGTTATAATGCTACATCTAAAAAGCTAGGGCAAATGCAAACAGCATTAAATAAAAACACTACTGCCTTAAAAAAAACTAACACTCAAGCTAGGATGCTAAACACACAAGGGAATAGAATGATTGCTATTTTTAAGTCCGCAAGTATTGCCATAGCTTCTGCTTTTGCTTTTAGGGCCATCATAGGTGGTATTAGAGGGGTTATAACTTCTTTTTCTGATTTTGAATCTCAAATGGCTGCTGTAAAAGCTATTTCAGGTGCGACAGATGAAGAATTTAAAAAATTAAAAAAATCAGCAGAACAATTAGGTAGAACAACAGTGTTTACAGCAACACAAGTAGCCCAATTACAAGAAGAGTATGCTAGATTAGGTTTTACAGCTGATGAAATAGTACAAGCTCAAGCAGGAACAATAGATTTAGCGGCTGCAACAGGAGAGTCATTAAAATCATCTGCTGAAACTGCTGGAGCTGTAATTAGAGCCTTTGGATTAGATGCTAAAGATACAGGAACTGTGGTTGATGTAATGGGTGCTTCTTTTACAAGTTCTGCTTTAAATTTAGAGAGATTTCAACAATCTATGAAATTCGTAGCTCCTGTGGCCAAAGCTGCTGGATTTACTTTAGAAGAAACTTCTGCTATGTTGGCACAACTTGCAGACAATGGACTTCATGGTTCTATTGCGGGTAATGCTTTAAAAAATATAATGTTGAGGTTGGGAGATGCAAATTCTACATTAAATAAAAAGCTTGGTAAAACAGTGCAAGGACTGCCTCAATTTATTGAAGCACTTAGAGGTATGAAAGAGGAGTCTTTTGGGCTTACAGAGGCTACAGAGCTTTTAGATAAGCGTTCTGCTCCAGCGTTCCTAACATTAATAGGTAATATTGAGGGATTAGAAGGAAGCTTAGACACTTTAAATAATGCAGAGGGAGCAGTTACAAGAATGGCGGCTATTAGATTAGATAATTTAGAAGGAGATTTTACATTATTAAAGTCAGCAACAGAAGGATTAGGAATTGCTATTGGAGAAATGTTTAATAATAGTTTAAGAGGATCAATAGATAGTTTGACATTATGGATTCAAGCTTTAACTAATAGTAAAAGTGCAATGTTTACAATAAAACTAGCTTTTAATACTTTAGTTGCTATATTAGGAATGGCTACTCTTCGTTTAGCTGCACTTAAAGCTATGACTTTATCACAAACTTTAAGTTTTAAAGGAATGGGTAAAGGAGTAAGGCTTCTAGCTGTTTCTATGAGAGGATTGGTTACTGGCACATATTCTGCTTCTACTGCCATGAAAGGATTAAAAGTAGCTATTGCAAGTACAGGTGTTGGGGTTTTAGCTGTAGCTGTAGGAACTTTAATAGGATATATGATGACTCTTGGAGATGAAACAAGTGAAGCAGTTATGCAAATGGATAGATTACACCGATCATTTGATAAAGATATAGAAAGTGTAATGGAATTAAATGAAAATGATAATGCAAGAGTAAATGTTTTAAGAAAGCTTAAACAAGAATATCCTGAATTAATAGGTTTTATAGATGCAGAAATTGCTAGTAACAAAGATTTAGCTTCTATACAAAAATTAGTAAAAGATACTAAAACTGAAAGAGGAGAAATAGCTGCAAAAAGAGAATTAATACGTTTAGCTTTTGACCAAGAAGAAGCAGAAACAAAAAGTATTAGAAAAAGGATTCTAACTCAAGAAGCTTTTATAGAATCTACAAAACATATGAACGATGAGGAACGTAGACGGAATACTTTTGCGGTAGAAAGCTCTAAAATAACAATTAAAAATTTAGATAAAGAAATTACACGAAGAGAAAATAAAACTAAAGGGATAGAAAAAGCTTTATTGGAAGAAATAGAACTTTTACAAAATTTAATTGCTAAAAAACAACAAGCTAATCATGTATTTAGAAAATTAGACACAAGAGAAGAAGAAAAATTTAGAAAAAAACTTAGTGATGGTTATTTAAAAGATTTAGAAGATTTTAGAGCTATTGGAGAATTATCTAATACTGAAAAAGCAAGAATGTCGCAAGAAGAAATAGATAGATTTATAGATAAAGCTAAGAAAAAACAACTTGCAGAAATTGATGAAGCACAAGCTGAAAAAGATACCTTAGATGCACAACTTAAATATGCTGAAATAAGAAACAGACTAGATAGCAATAGGACTAGTGTAAGAACACAAGCAAGAAGAGATTTAGAGGCATTTAAAGAAACACAAGGTGGTGCAATACCACAACACATTAAAGAGGCAGAAGCATTAAATTTAGTAGGCATACGAGTACAAGAGCTTAGAATTAAACTACAAAAAATGGACACTGCTTTATTAAAGTCTGGTAAATCAAGTGGTAAATCTGCCATTAGTGTTCATAGACTTAATTCAACAAAAGACAGGATCAAAGAACTTTTAAAACTACAAACAGACTCTATAGTAGAAGTTAATGAAAGGGAAAAAAAGGAAATTGAAAATAATTTCCAAGCTAAAATGAATAAGTATGAAAAAGAATTAAAATTAATAGATACTAATTTAAAAAGCATAGAATCATATCAAAATGGAGTTGCTACAAATCAAGATAAATTAAACAAAAAATTTATAGAAACTAATAAAAATAAATATGATGTATTAAAAAATCTTGATGCAGCTAGTTGGAAAAAATTAAACTTATCTTCTGCAGAGGGTATAGCGAGAAGAGAAAGTATGTTAGTTGCAATGCATCAAGAAGAAACGAGAAGATTCAATACAAACACCAGCATACAACTTACATTAGCAGATGAAAGACAAAGACTTTTAGATATACAAAGTGCTAATAATTTTCAAAGAAATTTAGATGCCACATCTGAATTTGAAGATAGAAAGTTTGAAATGGAAGATGATGGTGCTTTAGCTATATTTAGAAACAATGAAGAAAGACAAAGACAATTAGCTGAAGATTCTGTAACACAAACTAATATAATTAAAATGAAAGTTAAAGCTGGTGTTATGACTGAAGCTGAAGGTAAACTTGCTATATTAGAAAATGAAAAAAAGTTTAGTGATGATATGAATAAACTCCAAGATGATAGATTAAACAAAATAAAAGATGTTTATTCTCAAATAGCTGGAGTAATTATGGATTTTTCTGCTAATAGAGCAGAAGCAGAATCACAAAGAGTAACACAAGAAGCTGATAAGTCTATACAAGTACAAGAAGATAAGTTTTCTAGAGAATTAGAAATTGCAGAAAAAGCAGGGTTAGATACAGTAGGTATGCAAAAGAAACAAGACATGAAGATTAGAGCTTTAGAAGAACAAAAAGCTGCTGATTTAAGAGAAATTGCAAGAAAACAATTTGTTTTAAAGAAAGCTAATGATTTAGTTATGGCAACAATAAATGGTGCGTTAGCTATAACTAAAGTTACTGCACAAACAGGTATTGGAGCTATAGCTGCTGTGCCATTAACTACTGCATTAGTAGCTGCTCAAATTGGTGCTATAGCTTCTAGACAATTTGTAGGTAAGTTTGGAGGGATTACACCTAGCAACAATAATGAAGGAACATTAGAGAAATTTGCATCAGGAGGAATGGTACATGGAAATAGTCATGAGAGAGGTGGGGTTAAATTTAGAACAGGAGGTAGAGTAGTAGAATTAGAAGGAGGAGAAGCTGTAATTAATAAAAAAAGTACAGCAATGTTTAGACCTCAACTTTCTGCTATGAACTCATATAATGGCTATGGTAAAAAGTTTGCACAAGGAGGGTTAACTCCAGGTATGCGTTCTACTATGGATAATGCAAAAGGAAGTTGGACTGCAAATGATATTGCAGGATTAATAAGTAGTTCTATAAATTCACAACAAGTATTTGTAACTGAATCTGATATTAGTAGTTCACAGTCTGTTGTTAATATTATAGAAGGACAATCAAGTATATTTTAATAATTATTTATCAAATTTGAACATGGAAGATTTAAAAAAATTGTTTTGGAAATTAGTAATAGGAGAGGGATTAAACTTAGCTCCTAAAAAAGTTTATGAAAAGCGTATGAAAATATGCAGAAGTAATAAATGTGGTTCTTATAAAGATCCTTTAAAAATGAAAGTTTTAGAAAAATGTGGAGAGTGTGGATGTTTCCTAAAAGTAAAAACTAAAATAGATGAATCTTTTATAGATTGCCCAAAAAATTTATGGCAATAAATGGCAAATCAAAAAGATGTTATTGATGACTTTTTAGAAATAATTAGAAATCAATCAGAATTGAGATGGGGAAAAGATTTTACAGTAAAAGATTTAGTATATCATTTGATTGAAAATGGAATTATACCTCCTAAGTCATTAAGAAACTTTATGATGTTTCAAGATTTTGATAAGTTTATAGTTAGTAATGAAGGGCATATAGGAAATACTTTTATTGATATTTCTATTAGGCATGATATTACTGAAAAACAATGCAGAAATATAATCTATAAACAAAGATATAAAGGAGAAAAAGATTATAATATCAAGAGAGTAAAAGATTAGTTTTTTTATAAAACTCTATACACCCTTGTTCAGACCATATCTTTCTAGCATAAACGGTATGTATATGTGAATCTTCTTCTAATAAAGCATCCATTAATCCTTTTAGTAAGTTATCTATATCTGGCCTTTGTTGATGATCCTGATAGTTCATTTGCTGTTTCTTTTTTAAACTCCAAGACTTTGGCATAGGTATATGAAAAATGCAATAAATTTCATTGCCTAATCTAAAATTATTTTGAAAGGCCCAATTTTTAATACTATCTTTATATGCCCAATACTTTAAAACTATAGGTCTTTTTTTCCAGGTGTCAGCCTTAGTCATTCTAGGCTTTGCCATTCCTGTTAGTGGGTATCTAATCATTTGACTTTATACCTTTTAAAATATCTAATTTATTTAAGTCCTCTACAGGTTTTGTTAAAATTTCTAAGTTGTTAGTTCCATCATACACTATCCCTACAACTCTTTGTGTGTTATCCTCTTCTACTCTTATTATAATGTCCTTTAAATCGTTTTTTACAAACAAACCTCCCTTTGCGTTACCTGTAACTTCTAAGTCTACAAACACTCTTATATTATTTTTTGTCATCTTTTTCTTTCTTTAAAATTTCTAATTTACGATTATATTGATTTAAACAAGTGCTATGGACTAGATTACCATCATTTGCTTTTCTCATTCTACACTTGCACCCTTTCATTTCATCTTTACAATGATAACACCTTAATCTTTCTTCACTCATTTTTATTTTTCATTTTTTCCATTAATGATTTTAATCTAGTTTCTACAGCTCCATGTATGCTAGAGTCATAAGTACCCCAATCTCCAGGCCAAACTTTTATTCCTTTTAACCTTCTTTTAGTTTTTTTATTTTCTTCTTCTCTTCTTTTCTTATAATCCTCGTAGGATTCATTTTCTTTTCTTTTCATATTTTTTTAAATTTTCATCTAATTTATTTTCATATCCAAATCCAAAAAGCCAACAAATAAATTTTAACATTTGCAATTTCTATTTTTTATTTCTTTTTCTAATTCCTTTTGTAAATAAGCTAAAGCTCTCCAGGCCACCTTCGCAGAATGTCTAACTCCATCACTATCAAAAGTACCCGCATCCATTAAATGCCTAGTTAAAGCATCTAGCTCATCTCCACTTTTTTTACGATCCCAATGAAGAGGTTTGTTTGGGTTGTGTTGAAACTGCCCAGCATAACTACACTTTGCTATTTCTTTAATGGCATCTGGAAAGTATTTTAAAACTCCTGTATATATAGGAATTTTTTTTCTATCGTTTTGATTCTTTAAACCTAACTCTTCTTTTGTCATTTTCATTTTTGGGTTTACACATGAATTTACAGATAAGTTTCTATCTTTTTCATAATAATATTCGCTTTTAATAGTTTGTTTCTCCATGTTGTCCTAGTATTTTAATGTTAGTTATTTTAATATTTACATTTTCATCTTTAGCTTTTATTTGCCTTAAAATTTTAGATTTTATATGTTCAAATATTTCATCTTTATTTTTAGACAATGCAAAAGTATCAATAGTATCGCTTTTAATTTGTGTCTTAATATAGTTTCCTTTGCCTTTATTTCTATATTCATATTCAACAAGAACTCTATATATTGGTTTACCCATTTTATATTAAATTTTTAATAACTGATTGAACTACATCTACTGTTATTGTATTACCTAATTGTTTATACCTTTGGGTATCACTAACTCCATTAGTAAAGTTGTCAGGAAAGCCTTGTAATCTTTCAGATTCTATAGGTGTTAATTTTCTTATATTAGAAGTGTTTTTATGTCCATACACTAAACTATCACATTCATGCGTTGTAATAGAATTAGCAACATCATCTGATCTTAGTTCTAATCTTTTACTTCTACCATTTTCTCTATCTTTGTCAGGATTACTAGTTCTTGGAAATGTCCTCAAAGCTCCACTTTTTACCTCTATAGCTTGTGAATTAGCTGTGTCTAAACAATATGATGTTCCATCTTCTTTTTGTAGCCTACCCGAGCCTCCCTTACCTGTTTTACTTGTTCTTGGGTGTAAACTATGCACAAGCACTCTTTCATCTTTAAAACAAGGAGTATCTCCTCCTACTTTTAAAGTTTTACAAACCCCTTCTGTACTCATGGGTTGTCTTTCTCTAAAATTACTTTTATTAATACCATCTACCATTCTTTGACTTAAAAAATATTTTTCATCTACATTATCCTCTAAAATGTCTTTTAATTTTAGTTTTAATGGCATATTTTTAGGAAATCTAAAATCATTATCTTCATCATCTCTTATGCCTACAATAAATATTCTTTCTCTATTTTGTGGCACTCCAAAATCTCTTGTATTCATTACTTGATAATGTATATGATAACCTAAATTATCAAATTGCATTAAAGAAAACTGATTATTTTCTGTCTTTGCTAAACAATCTACAATGGTTCTAAAAGTTTTACCATTATCATGACTTAGTAAACCCTTTACATTTTCTCCTATAAAATATCTAGGTTTATGTTCAATTAAATATCTTAAGGCATCATAAAACAAAGTACCTCTTGTATCATCAAAACCTCCTCTTCTACCTGCCAAACTAAAGGCTTGACAAGGGAATCCAAAAACTAATAAATCTACAGGATCTAAATCTTTCATGTCTAATTTAGTTATATCCTCATACATATTTTTAGGATTAAAATTCTTTAAATATGTTTCTCTTGCATACTTATCTATTTCACAAGCAAAAGTTACTTCATGCTCAACATCTAAATTTATTAATGCTTGTTCTGGACTCCCTATGCCACTAAAAAATGTTCCTATTTTAATCATCAGTATATTTATTTTTCCAATTATTTAATAACTCATGGTATCTTGTTCTAAAATAATCTAACTCTTCTTCTAGCATTTTTATTTCATTATGCGTTTGATAAACTATAAAAACTGTTCCCAATGCAAATCCTAAAGAAATACATACTGTTATTAATATAAAAGGTTCGAAAGTCATATTACAATGTAACAACTAATTTATTTAATATCCAAATTATAACATAGATTTTTGGTTGTTAATCATGTAGCTATCATTATCTATGTGTTCTCCTACCTCACTATATCTACCATTTTGTAAATTATATTTAAACTGTGCCTCTCCTAATTCTCCAATATGTCTAAATTTAACTTTTTGTACTAATACTTTTGTGAGTTGATTTTTGTAATCTCTATAAACAGTAATACCATTATCAACTTGATTGTAAAAATTTGCAGAACCCGCTATATCATAGAGGCTAGGTATTTCGTATTCTCCATTATCTTTTTTACTCATCTTTCTTGGATGAGCAACTAAAAATATATGTATATCATATTTTTGCTTAAAAATAGTAAGTTTTGTTAAAAATTTATTTATAAAATTAGTTTCATTTTGAGTTCCTATATTAGCATCAATTTTATTATAAGGATCAATAATTAATGCGTTTATACCATGCCTTCTTATTAATGCTTTTGCAGTATTTAATATAGAATCAATAGTATATACATCTCCATTAGGTCTAATCCAATGATAATGCTCTGATATAAAACTTTTAGCTAAATGCAATTCATTTTTAGTCATCCTATTATACCTTGTAATTTTTCTAAATGACTTTCCTATTAATTTTTCAGCTAACACAGAAAAGTGTAATTGCATAGGATAATGTTCAGGACTAAAAACCCCAAACTTCCATCCATGTAAAGAAGAAAGTCTTATGGCTAGATGTTCTAAAAAATTACTTTTACCATGAGTTGGTATTCCTGTAACTACAGTTAATTGTGATGGAGCAAAACTAAACAATCTATCAAATGTATTATGATTAACACTACAACCTCTTTCTAATCCTGTCTCATATAATGAATCAATATCTATATTAAAATCATTTACATTTAACACCCCTTCTAATGGATAATTTAATGATTCATTTAAACATTTTGCTACACTTTCTTTACCATGCTTAATTAATACATCATTTATATCTTTACAGTCATTAGGATATGTAACCCTTAAACATATATCTCTACCAATTCTTCTTGATAATTCATCTTGCAATTTTCTACCAGGATCATCATTGTCTACAGCTAAATATACTTTATCTAAATTTTCTGATAAATCTTTAAGATACTCCATTTTTAAATTACTTGCTCCATTAGGAACAGAAACACAATTTTTAAAGCCTGCTTCATAAAAAGCAAGTTTATCCATTTCGCCTTCTACAATAATCACTTCTTTTTTTCCTAGCACATCATCTAACCCATACATAATCCTTTCGGCATCTTTAACTAGTTTAAAATTCTTAGCTCCATCTCTATATTTAATATTAATTAATTGAGAATCCCTAAAGTATTTAAAATTTATTGTTTTAGCTTCTCTACCTAGTTGTGGCATATATTCTATACCTTCTGCTATTCTATTAGATATGAGAGTTTTTGAACTTATGCCTCTGTCTAAAAACCATTTTATAAACTTTTCAGAATAAACTTGATTTACATTTACTTCTTTTGGTTTTACATAAGTTTTCTCTTCCATATAATTATTCTTTTTTAGACCTCCTTTCCATCCACAATTATGACAATTCCAAATGCCTTCATCAATATTTACAGATAAACAAGGATCTGATTTCTTTTTTCTATCAACAGAACATTTTGGACATTTAGTTTTTACTTGTCCAGAACTTTTTTTAATTATTATGCCATATTCATAAAACCCCATTAAAATACAAAATTATCAAAGCCTCCTCCTGTAAAGCCTTGTTGATTATTATTATCAATATCATCATCCCAACAACCTTGATTTAACCAAGTTCCAGGATGTTTTTTAAACTTAATATCAGTTATAGAATCTGAATATAGCTTTGCTGAAACAACACATTTCTTACATATCTTTAAACTTAAATTCATAAATTTATCATAACATAACTTTCTACTTTTCTTAAAATTATAATTGTTCCAAAATTCTTCAAAAAGTATAATCTTTTCTTTATTAGTATTATTATTAACATTTTTGTTAAGGGGGGGTACACTTTTTTGTGAAGGGGTATGTACTAGAGTTATTATTCTAGTTTCTACATTATTATCCCTTGTTCTTATCATTTTTATTTTAATAAATCCATATAATGCTAGTTTAGATAAATTCCTGCTTATACTATTAGGATTTCTTTTAAATAATTTGCCAAAATATTTATTTGTAGCCCAACAATAACCTTTAAAATTTGATAGACAAGTTATTTCAGCATATAATAATTTTTCCATAGGATTTATGGCATCACTATATCTTACATCTGCTGGTAATGTAGCGTAATAATTAGGGTTTTCTTTCATTTAGTTTTGTTTAGTAAAAAAAAGGGGGGGGTAAAAACATTTAATATTGTTATAAAGTGCCAGTCGTTGGCTTCCCCCCCAATTTATAATTTAGAATGGCAAATCATCTGCATCTCCATTCATCATGTTGTCTTTGTTATCTAACAAGTTTTTAGAACCTTCACTAGCTTTTTTTGGTTTCCAAGTGTCTACATAAGAATAATGAGTTATCCCTGTTTCAGAAGGCTCTTTTCTTCTTGATACAATTAAATTTACCCAACCATTATCTTCTAGCTCTTTTAATTGAGCTATTACTTCATCAGTCTTAAGGCTTATCTTAAGCTGTGTTCCACCATTATCAAAAGTTTTTTCTTTGATAATCATTCCATTTACATACTTTTTTTCTGACATTTTGCTTTTTTTTAGTTATTATTTAATTTAATTTGTCCTGCTTTTATCATTCTTCTTTTTATTTTTCTAATAGAAGATTGTAATTCGTTAATTTGTTGTTGCATAAGAGTTACTTCAGCTCCTCTATAACCTGTTTCATGTTCTTCTTGAACTTTTAAATACATTTCTTTATAATCAGGATATGACAAAATATTAAACTTATGATCCTTTGAGTATTTTAAAATAGAAGCATGATGTCTATTAATAATTTCTCCAACTCTTTTAGCTGTAACACCACCCTCTCTTAACATAATACTTAATATGCTTCTTGGCAAGGTTACTTCAGAACCCCTATAAGGGCTTCTTATCTTGTTTATATTTGTTTTAGATACTTGTTCTACTATTTGTATAATAGCCTCTTCGTTAGGCTTCAAAGACATTTCTTTCATCACTTAATTTTTTTGATTTAATTAATAATAATTTTAATTCTCTTTCTTTAAGGTTTTCTTCTAAATATTTTATAGCTGCCAAAAATCTTACTTTATTATTTTTATACCCATAAAATAAAGGTTCTTCATTATCTAACACTCTAGTTATTTCTAAATCTAATTTTGTAAAACACAATTCTAAATATTTTGTTCTTAAAGTAGACTTGTGTATTTTTTCTCCTAAAAAACCTAAAGCATCCCAACAAACTAATTTTGAATTACAATAAAATGTACATTCTTTACACCAAAGATTTAAGGGCATTAAATTTAAAAATTCATAATAATAGCTTAATGGAATATAATTATCAAAATTTATAGGTAATATATCATTTAAAAATTCTTTATTAATTTTCTCAATAGCCCTTATTTTTCTTTGCTTATTTGAAAACACCTTTTCTTTGCATAATTTTATATTGTTCTTTAGGATCTTTAGGGCAGTTGTTCTCCTGTAAATCCTTGATGATATTCTCCGCTTCATTTGCTGTTAATGTATTAAAGTCAATATTTTCATATAAATAATTTGCTGCAGAAGTTATAAGTAATTGCTCTATAATACCAATTTGCCACATTCCACATACCTCATCTTCTAAAACCTCATCTATCCAATCTTTATTTCTTAAAGTCATCGCTTTCATCTTCTCCAAAGAATCCTTGCTCATAAAAACCAGCTAACATAAGCACAATTCTTGATTTTGCTCTCTTTTCTGCCATAGCAACAGGATAGGCATTGCTATTGTTCTTTGGCGTACACTCTCCAAATGTTTCTATAATTTTATCTCCCATTTTACCAAATGCTTTTATTAAACAAAAAGAAAAATCTTCAGATATTTTTATAATTTCATATCTAATTTCTATTTGATTTGCAGCCATAATTTTATCTATGCCTTGCCTTGTAATAATATTATAAAATTTATGTTTAAATACATCTTCTTTTACTAAATTATTTGCTATAAATAATCTTCTTAATATATCTTTTTGAGTTTCAGCAGTTTTATTTTCCATTTTTATTTTTTTTAGTTTTAGTATTTATTTTTATTGCACTTTTATATAAATCATAGAAATCTTGTTTTACGTTTAATGAATTTGCTACATCATATAAATGTGAGTAATATTTATTAAAATCATCTAGCTCTTGTTGGTGTAGAGCAAACACTTCTTTCATTTTTCCCATATATTTAATTTAGTTATTATTATACTCCTTCAGTATTATCTGCTTTATGGCAACTTTTAGAACAATATGATATATCTTCATCTAATTCTTCTCCACAAAAGCGACATTCAAATTCTTCTTCTACTAAGTCTATATCATCACACCATTCTCCACAATCATCACATACATTGCCTTCAGGCTCTGCGTGTTCTTTGCAATCATAACATAAACCTGTTTCTGATATTTTAGCTTCACAACAAGCACTAACAGTATCATCTTCGTACCCTGCATTACAGCAAGAGGTTACTAATTTTCTTTCTTCACTCATAATTAAAAGTTTACAATAAATTCTTTACGCTTTAAATCAACCCATATGTCTTGTGGTTGTATGCAATCTCCAAAGTTAATATTGGAAGTGTCTGATGTTATTGTCCACCCTTTATCTTCAGAGTTTACTACAATTCTTTCACTCTCTTCAACCTCATCATCACTTTTAAATACAACCCCTTCAACACTTGTGGCATATACTCCTATGTCTTTAACACCCCAATCTCTTAGTTCTGTATAAAAATCCCATTTAACAGTAAATGCACCATCTAAGCTAGAAGTGTCTAAAACTCCATTAGTAACTGAAACATCGTAATTTGTTAGTTTTGTTTCAAAATCAAATCCTTTCATAATTTTATTTTTAATTGTTTAGTATTACAATGTAACGAACAATAAATTTAATATCCAAATTATAATTAATAAACTTTATTCCACAAAGTTCCAAACTGTACAAAAACTTAATTGTTATATTGTTGTATGAATTGGTATAATATAAAAAACATTGCTGAAAGTAACCTAGCTGAAGTAATGATTTATGATGAAATAGGTATGTATGGGGTAGATGCTAAATCTTTTATTAATGAAATAAAATCTATTCCTAAAGATAAATCTGTTCTTTTAAGAATAAATTCGCCAGGTGGTTCTGTTATAGATGGTTTGGCTATCTATGATGCTGTAAGCAGATTGCCACAAAAGGTAACTTCTCGTATAGAGGGTATAGCTGCATCTATGGCAAGTGTTGTTGCATTAGCTGCTGATGAAGTTATAATGAGTGAAAACTCACTTTATATGATACATAATGTATGGGGAGGAGAAGTTGGAGAGTCAGATGATTTAAGAAAAGCCGCTGATCTTATGGATAAAATGGGAGAAAGGCTTATTAATATATATGTGTCCAAGACAGGTCAATCTGAAGAACAAATAAAATCTTGGATGGATGAAGAAACTTGGTTTAATAGTTCAGAGGCGGTAGAAGCTGGATTTATTAGCCTAGTAGAAGAACCAATCAAACTAGCTGCTAAGTTTGATATAAACAAGTATGATTACAAGAACAAAACCCTTGTAAATAATTTATTTAATAATCAAAAAAAAGAAAATCAAATGGAAAAAGAGTTTGAAAACCTAAAGTCTTTTATTTCTGAAATGTTTAATAAAACGACAGAGGCAAAAGAAGTGAAAATTCTTGACAATGAAGAAGTGTCTAACAAAATGAAAGCTATTGAAGAGTCTATTGAAGAGTCTAGCAAAGCTATTTTAGAGTTAAATGGTTCTATAGTTGAAAAGGATGGTTACATTGCAACGCTTGAGGCAGAAATTGCTGGTTATAAAGTTGCTAAATTGGAAGGAGTAGCAAGTGATGTTGTTCCTTCAAAAGATCCTAGCCCAACACTAGAAGAAAAAAGTGAAAATGCATGGGATGTAATAGCATCTTCAATAGCTGGAGATTCTAGAAACTATTTTACAAAATAATTAATTTAAAAAAAAGAAAAAAAAATGGCAAATGTAATTAACACAAGTTTAACATGGACACAAGAAGATGCTCAAAAGTATTTCTTAGAGCCAATGTTTTATGAAAATGATCACCTCAAATATATAGATGTGATGACAAATATTGATGGAGCTTCTATTACTTTAGATAAGTATTCAGCTCTTAGCAATATAACTAAAGCAATTAACACTGATTGTTTCGCAGAAGAAGCAACTGTTTCTGATAACTCAAACATAGTTTTATCTCTATGTAGATTAGAAGTAGAGCATAAGCAAAAAGCTTCTTCTTTATTTTCTCATATTAAATCACAACTACTTAAGCAAGGAATTAGCAGAAATGATTTATCTGGAACAAAAATGATGGAAATTTTATCTGCACTTATCATGCAAGGTATTGCAAGAGATATGAGTACAATTTTATGGTGGGGAGATGCTACAAATGGAACTTCAGGTTCTTCACAAGCATTATGTAATGGTGTATGGAAAGCAATGGACACGCACATTGGTTCTACTGCTGGTGTAACTTTAGCTTTAAATAGAGCTTTATATAACACTTCAGCTTTACAAACATTAGAAGATATGTTGGCACTAAGAAACAATGAATTAGCTGCTTCAGAGCAAGTAATTTTCTGTTCTAGAGCTTTCGCTGATGACTATGCATCTTCTTTAAGAGCTGCTGGTACTCATGTTGCTGCTTACGCAGATTTACAAAATGGTATTACTAACTTAAGATTTAATGGTGTTGAGTTAGTTGTTAATCCTTCTTGGGATACTGATATTACTAATCATGGTGCGGCATTAGCAAATATGACAAATGCTTTAGCTCCAGATGCGGTAGGAGAAACTAAAGCTGCAATGTGGACTGCAAAAAACAACATTACTGTAGGAACTGATTTTTCAGTACAAGATGTTGATATGTGGTACAATAGAGATTGTAAAGAAAACAGATTTAGAATGAACTATTCTTTTGGTGTTGAGATTAAAGAGCCAAAAATGGTAATCTGCTCTGTACAAACTGCATAATTAATATATATTCCTTAGGGGAGTTAGTAGCTCCCCTAAGTATTTAACTTTAAAAAAAATAAAAAAAAATGGCTTTAACTAAAGGACACGCAATTATATGTTGCGACAGAAACCGAAGAGGTGGTTTGAAAAGAATCTGGTTGATGGAACAAGGGAACTTAGATGCTGTAGCTTACGCTACTGCTGGTACGGGTCCAGGTTCTGATGCAGCTGGAGGAGAGTTCAATGCTTTTTCAGGAGATAATTGGTACGAATTTGAGTTTGATAGAGGAACTGCTGGTTTCACTGCAAATGCAAGTAGAGAGAATGGTTCAACTCTTGTTAATATTGAACTAGAATTTTACATTCCTAAAATTACTGAAGAAATTAATGGTAGATTAAGAGAATTAACTGAATCTTGTGGTGTTTACGCTTTAGTTGAAACTTACGCAGATGATTGTGATTCTGTTGCACCAGAAACTTATTTCTTTATATTAGGTTATGATAAAGTATTTGAAAAGAAAGCATATCTAGAATTTACTTCTGGAGAGCAAGGAACAGGTGTTGGACTACAAGATGCTAATGGAACTGCTGTTAAATTATCTGGTGTTCACGCTGAATATCCTAGAGAGGCAATTTTAGTAGTATCTGCAGCAAATGCTGATCCTGGTACAGCTGCTTGTATTGATTTTTGGCAACCGGTTACGGGTACAACCCTAGCTTGGACTGCATCTTAATATAATTTTTATTAGAATAGGGGGTTAATCCCCCCTATTTTTTTATCTTTACAAAAAAATGTCATGAAATATAAATTCATAAAGGATTATTTTGTTTCAGCTGATGCTGATGTTGTTCAGATAGCTGGAAATACTGTAAATTGTTGTTTTGACTCACAATTTAGTCAAAAAGTATTATCCAATTTATATGTTTTAGGCAAACCCTATGTAGTTTTTGAAGATGAAAACGAAATTAAAGTAGAAAACATTAATAAAATTGAAAAAATTATCATAGATGAGCCGAAAAAAACAATCAAATACAAAAAAGGTACAAAATCCTACAAAAAGAAGTCCTAAAATATTAGGATATTCCTTTTCTAAGGATGTATCTAAAGATGCTCCAAAAGAGCCTAGCCTTACATCTGATGTATTAAGAGATGATTGGATTCCTTTTGGTAAAGATAATTTATTCCCACAAGAACTTTCAGAACTGTCAAGAGCTGCCTCTACTCATAGAGCAATACTTAGCACAAAAACAACATTTAGTATAGGAGAAGGATTAAGGACTAGTAACAAAGCATTAACTACTTTATTGGAGGATGTTAATGTTTATGGGGAGTCTATGGATGATGTTGCAAAAAAAGTATTGTCTGATTATTGGAAGTTAGGTAATGCATATATGGAAGTAGTTGTAGGGCAGGGTTATCTAAACTTTTTTCATCAAGATGGAACTACAGCTAGAGTACATAAAGGTGGAAAACATATATTATTACATCCTGATTGGGAACACGCTAGAAGATTTCCAGATGATATGAGAAAAGTTCCTATTTATCCTGATTTTAAAAAAGAGGAAAATGGGAATATTTATCGTACTATGATTCATTTTGCAGATTATGAGAGTACATATTACTATTATGGGATGCCAGATTATTGTGCTGCCTTAGACCACATTCGTATAGCAAATCAAATAGGAGTTTATAATCTCACACGCTTCAAAAATGGTTTTATGCCTAGTGCAATCGTTGAGTTAAACGCAGATATGGGAGAAGATGAAGCTCAAGACTTTATAGATGATGCTGTTGCTAAATTAACAGGTGCTGGAGATAATTCAAAAATATTATTTATAGCTAAAAATGGAGATGGAGATGCTACAAGTGTAAATATTATAAATGATACTAGTGATGGTTCTTTTATGGAGTTGCAAAAAATAACTAATGACAACATTATATCTGCACATAGATGGAATCCAGCTTTATCTGGAATACAAGTTGCAGGACAATTAGGAAACAATCAACAAATACTTACTGCTTATGATATAGCTATGAGTACGGTTATAAAAGAACCACAACAAATGTTTCTTAAATGTATTAAAAAAATATTGAAGGTAGAAAAAGGAATAAATGTTAGTGATTTATCTTTTTATACAAAACCTCCTGTTTCATTATTAGGAGCTATAGCACCTTCTGAATTTATATCAATTAAAGAAGGAAGAGAAATATTTCATTTGCCAGAGTTAAGTGAGCAAGAAATGTTAAAGTTAATGGAAGAAAAGTCAGCCGGGAAAAAAGAAGAAAATAACGACAAAAATAAAGAAAATGGCACTGATAACGACAACTGAAGTAGTAGATAGAGCAATGACTAATGCTAATTTTGATACTCACTTAATAAAATCTACTTTTATTGAGATAGCAGAGCTTAATCATGTCAAGCCATTTTTAGGAGAAGATTTGTACAATGCTGTTTCAGGAGGTAGTTATGCCACATTAGTTCCATATATTAAAGACTATTTAGCATTTTGTGTTAAATTTGAAATATTGCCTGATATAACATATAATACTACTTCACAAGGAGTAGTAGATAATTTAGCAGACTTTACAAGTCCTGTTAGTGAAAAAAAATTAAATTTTTTAAGACAAGAAACATATAAAAAAGCAGAAACTTTTAAAAAGAAAATGCACATATATTTAGATGATAATAGAGCCATTTATAAAGAATGGAAGGGTTGTGCGGGATCTTGTTGTGGTAGTAGCAGTAGCGGAGTAAGTAAAAGACATGGGATAATAACATATTAAAAGAAATGAAACACCACAATAATCTAGAAGATTCGCAAATACACAATCCTAAAGGATTTAAACCAGCTAGAAAAAGAACAATATCTACAAAAAATGCAACAGGTAATGTAGATTGGGTAAAAGCTGGGTACACTAGTACGCATAGTGTAGTTTGTTTGGCAGACATAAATAATAGTTTGCATTTAAGATACTTTAGCTTATATTCTAGTGAAGATGCTGTAAGATATGCTGTGTATTTTAAAATAGTTAGCGCAGAAGCTATGGCAATTCCATCTGGTTTTGGAGGTGTTATTGAAGTAGATTTAACATCAATAGGCGCAGGAGCAACAGATATTCAAGTAGCTGATGCTTTACAATCTACTTTAGATGCACACGCTAGTTTTACTGCTGTAGATGATAATTCTGGAGTAGTAACTATAACAGGAGTTCCAAGCTTAACTACTACAACGCCTGTTGCAGATGTAGATTCAGGATTTAGTTTTATAACTACAGATTTAGAAGTTGTAAATGAAATTCTTGTAACTGATGGAAGTGGTAATTTTAAATTTACACCAGCAAATGCGTATATTGCGGCTGCATCATCTGCTGAATCAGATAAAAATTATGTACATACTCAAAACACAACAAGCTCATCATGGGTTGTTACTCATAACTTAGATAAATTTCCAAGTGTTTCGGTGGTAGACACTGCTGGAACTAAAGTAATAGGACAGGTAGATTACGACTCATTAAATCAAATAACTTTAACTTTTAAGTCTGCTTTTATAGGCAAGGCTTACTTTAACTAATTAACAATAAATAAATAATAAAAAACAAAAAAAATGGCAATTAAATTTTTACATGACTTAGATGTTCAGGGAAACATAGATTTCAATGACAATCAAGCACTTAATATGGTGCTACAACAACTAGTTACTAATCCAGCTTCTGTAGTAGAAGGGATGATTTTCCAAAACACTACTTCAGATAAAGTTTATGTAGGTCTTAATGGTTCTTGGGTTGAGCTATCATCTGCAATCGGAGATATTACAGAAGTAATTGGTGGAACTAATATTAATGTTTCTGGTGGAACGAGTGGAGCAGCTACAGTAAACTTAGATTCTTCAGTAACAGATGCTATAGCATTAAATACTGCTAAGACAGGAATTACTGCTGGACAAACTTCAGCAATTACTGCAAATACGGCTAAAACAGGTATATCATCTTCACAAGCTAGTGCAATTACTGCTAATACTAGTAAAACAGGTATTACTTCTTCACAGGCATCTGCAATCGCTGCGAACACAGCTAAGACAGGAATTTCTTCAGCACAAGCAAGTGCAATTTCTGCCAACAGTGCAAAAGTATCTGATATAAATCACAATGTTACAACTGATCTAGATGTTACTGCAACTGATAGTTCTCTTGTAATTACTTCTTCAGATGGGGATGATGCTTCAATTCCAGCTGCTACTACCTCTGCGTGGGGAGCAATGACAGATGGACAAGTGTCTGCTTTAATAGCAAACTCTGCTAAAACAGGAATTACTTCAGCACAGGCTTCAGCTATTACTGCAAACACAGCTAAGACTGGTATATCAAGCGCTCAAGCATCTGCTATAACTGCAAACACTGCGAAAACGGGAATTTCCTCTTCTCAAGCATCTGCTATTACTGCGAATACTGCAAAGGTAGGTATTACTACATCACAAGCTGAAAAAATTACTGCAAACAGTGCTAAAGTATCTGATGTTAATCATAATGTTAGCACAAATTTAGGTATCACAGGAACTACTGCTGCAAGAGTAATAACATCTTCTGATGGTACAGATGCAACAATTCCTGTAGCTACAACATCTGTATCTGGTGTTATGTCAGCTTCACAGGTTTCTACTTTAAATGGCAAAGCAAATACTGCAAGTCCTACTTTTACAGGTACACCTGCTGCTCCAACTGCAAGTGCTGCAACAAATTCTACACAAATAGCAACAACTGCTTATGTAACAACTGCTGTAAGTAATTTAGTAGGAGGCGCTCCCGGAGCTTTAAATACATTAAACGAATTAGCTGAAGCTATTGGAGATGATGATGATTATGCTGCAACAATTACAACTGCTTTAGGTACAAAAGCACCAACTGCAAGTCCTACATTTACAGGAACTGTTAGTGGTATTACTAAAGCTATGGTTGGTTTAGGTAACGTAGCAAATATTGCAGTTTCTGGAACAAACACAGGAGATGAGCCAGATGCTGCTACAGGAACTAAGGGTATTGTGCAATTAGCTTCTACTGCTGAAGCATTAGCAGGAGAAAACACTACTAAAGCTGTAACACCTGCTGGATTAGCTGCTCGTTCATATAGAGCTGCAATAGGAGGATCTGCTTCTATAGCGGTAAGTCATGGTTTAAATTCACGAGATGTAGTAGTTCAAATGTATGATTCTACAACTTTTGATACTGTATATGCACAAGTAGTTAGAACTTCTGCTTCTGTTGTAACTGTAGGTTTTAATTCTGCACCATCAAGTGGAGCTGTAACAATACTTATTACTAAAATAGATTAATTAAATGGCAACTACTAAAAAGTCATACGAAAAGTTTGGTTCTAGGAACTTTGTTCCTAGTTCCACAACTATCGGAGATGGAGAAGGAGATATATTATTTTTAGGAGGTACATCCGAATTTACAGTAGTTGTGGGTAAAATCTACTATATGGTTACTAGTGGTAGTAATATAGTATGGACTTTAGCAGATTCTGATTCTGTAAATTCATCTAAAAATATGCTAGGTGTTGCTTTAGGAACAGGATTGCCATCGGATGTAGGTATGTTGATAAGAGGAGTAGTAACAGTATATACATCTCCTGGCACTGGTGCTGGAATACCTTTATATTTATCTAGTGTTGCTGGAAAATGTGATAGAAATGCACCAACTTCTGGTATTGTAAGGGTTATAGGCTATAATATTGAAACAGGAACTAATGGAAAAATATTTTTTAATCCAGATGCTACTTATGTAGAAATTGATGCCTAATATAGCTAAAATAAATAACGTACAAATTGGTAATGTTGCTAATATAAATGGCATACAAGCCTCTAATATTGCTAATGTTTATGGCATAGATAATTATATTGAACCATCTTTTTCAGATTCTTATGCTTTAAGTAAAACTATAAGCACAGGAACATCTAATGCTGTATATTTTGTAGACAGCTCTGATACATTTAATTTTGTAGGGGGAGATGCTTGGACAATATCATTTTGGATTAAAGCAGGTTGGAGTTCATCATTAAATACTAATATTCATTTTGTTGTTGGGCATAAGAACAATACTTCATATCAAGTAGAAGATGGTATAAAAGTTTTATATAACGAATCTAACAATAGAATACAAGTACGTTATGGAAACAAAACTACTAGCTCTAATACTTGGTATAAAGATGGGCAATGGCTTTTTCACGCAAACTCTGGAGCTTATGCTGCTGGATATAGTGCTGCTGGTTTAGGAAGTTCATATTGGAGTGCTACAAATAGAGGATATGTAGGGGATGATGATTTTACTATGATAACTATTACAAAAGCATCTACTAATTTGGCTAGTAGTTTAAAACTATATTGGAACGCAAATAGTGCGGGTTCTGCTCCAATTCAATCAAATGCAGGAACTGCTAATGTAAATGTAATTCCTATGAGTGCGACAGATGATAGATTATGGAGTGTTGGTGCTAGAGGAAAGTATGGAAGTCTAGACCAAGACAAAGCTGGTAATAGTTCTGCAACATTATACAATGATTTGACTATATGGGATAAAGAATTGAGTGCAAGTGAGGTATCTTCTTTATATAATTCTGGAACAAGAATGGATGCTACAACACATTCTGCATCTTCAAATTTAAAAGGCTATTGGCAATTTGAAGGTAATGGAAATGCTACTGTTTCTAATCATAATTTTACAATAGCTGGAGGTTCAAATACAACTGAAATATAATGAATTATTATTTACTAACAGAAGAGCAGTACAAGGAATTGAAAAAAGAAAATGTATCTTTTATGAGAAAAAACATAGAAGAAACAGAAAGAGTTGTTTCTACAACTGAAAAAATAGAAGATAGTAAAAGAAAGTTTTATAGCAATATAACTCTTTCTAATTACACATCTTTAAATCATATTAAATGGGTTGGAGATGGCACAAGAATAGACACAGAAGAAATAGATGAAGAAATCTATATAAAAGAATTAGATAACTAAAAAAAACAAAAAAAATGGCAACAACAGTAACAAACGCAAATTTAACAGTAACATTAACTGATAGTGTTACTCTTAATGGACAAGCTTATGGTAATACAAACACTCTTACTATAGGTTCTATTGATGAAGTATATAACAGAGTAGTAGAAGTTCCTATTTCTGCTTTTACATCTATATTACAATTAGGTGCAACAGGACAAGGATCTCTAGATGCTTCTAATGTAAAATATATCAGAGTAACAAATTTAGATGACACTAATTATGTAAATTTGAAGGTTTTTGGAACAGATACTATGGTTATAAAACTAGAGGCAGGTAAATCTTTCATTTTAGGAGGGGTTAGTTTTGATGCGGTAGATAGTTCTGATATAGCACAAGGAGCAGTATCACATAATGCTGCTTTTGTAATGTCTGCTGAAGCAAGTGTTGCAGCTTGTGATGTAGAGGTATTTGTAGCTTCAATCTAATGAAGCTCAAAGTTCTAAGGTTTAGTAGTCAGACTGATTGCACTAATGGACTTCTTTTTGAGGAGTCTGAAATGGGCATGAGGTTCTTGTGTTATACCTTAGAAGATGAGCATAGAGCATTAAAAGTAAAAGGAGAAACTAGAATACCTAGTGGTATTTATAACATAAACTTTAGAAATGAAGGAGGGTTTAATGAAAGATACAAAAAACGATTTAAAACATTACATAAAGGTATGTTGGAAATTTGTGATGTTGTTAATTTTCAGTATGTTCTTATTCATTGTGGTAATGATGATTCAGATACTTCTGGATGCCTTCTTTTGGGTGATTCGCAAGAAAATAATGTTATCATCAAAGATGGTTTCATTGGAAAGTCCACTAATGCGTATAAAAGAGTATATCCAATTATTGCAGAAGAGTTAGAATTAGGTAATGAAGTTATTATAGAATATATAGATTTAGACAATAGAATATAATGGCAACGAATAAAGATATAGTAAAAGAGATGGCACTAATGGAACAAAGAATAGACTCTATGGAAGATAAATTAGATAAAATGGACAGTAAACTAGATATGCTAACAGAAAAACTTTTAGATCCTGATTATGGTGTTGTTGCCAGAGTGAATCAGAATACATCTACGAGAAAAGTTATTGTAAAGGCATTATGGGTTGTTTATGCTGCCACTATAGGTTTAATTATAAAAATGTTTTTTAATGGCTAAAAAAAGAAAAAACAAAAAACCCCCATACATTAAGAAATGATACAAAAAGATTATACTATTAATATAGGGAATATAATATGGATAATAGGAATCATATTTACAATGGGAATTGCTTATAGTCAAATAGGTCAATTAGGAGAGGACATTAAAGTCTTAGAACAAAGGCTAGAAAAAAAAATCAAAGTAATTAATGAATGTGAAGATAGAATTGTTGAGATAGAAAAAGACTTAGCAACATTTAAAAATTGCAAAAATCATAAATAATGAGTATATTTTCTAAAATATTATCTAGTGGTGCTACTGATCTCGTAAAAGAGGTTGGTGGTGTTATAGATAATCTTACAACTACAAAAGAAGAAAAACTAGAAGCAGAAGCAAAAGTGCGTGAATTAGTTCTTTCTTATGAGGCAAAAATGCAAGAACAAATTACAGAAAGATGGAAAAGTGATATGCAATCTGATTCTTTTTTGTCTAAAAATGTACGCCCAATGGTACTTATATTTTTGGTTATATGTACTATGTTATTAGCTTTTATTGATGCTGGAGTATTGACTTTCAAGGTAGAAAACACCTGGATAGAACTTATTAAAATGACTTTATTAACAGTCATTGGTGCATATTTTGGTGGAAGGAGCTGGGAAAAGGTTAAAAAATAGTTTAAGTTTAGGCATGGCTAAAAAAAGAAAATTAAATAGTAAAAACCCAAAATACTCTCCAAAACAAGAAACGCCAGAATATAAAAAAGTTGTTGTAAAGGTAGTAAAAGGGTGTAAAATCACATTTTTATGGGGAAAAGACTAAGACTATCAGATAAAGAAGTTGATTTAATTTACCAGCATAGAGCTGGAGAATTAGACAATCTAAATTATAACTTAACACACAATTCTGCTTTAGATAAGCATTTAATAGAAAGAGGAATAGATAAGAAGGATGTGGTAAGTGTAAAGCATTGGCAGAACATGGGAGGAGAGCTTAGATTCTCTGTAGTAACCAAAAATGCCCTAATAGATGAAAAAAGCGTTTTTCAAAATGTTTTAAAGCTAATTGAAGAAAATGCTCCTGAATATAAAAAAATTAAGCATAAAGAAGGAACTCATCTATTAGTTATCAACCCAGCAGATGTTCATATAGGTAAATACGCTAACAAAATTGAAACTGGAGAGGACTATAACATGGATATTGCTATAGAAAGAGTTTTAAGGGGTGTAGATGGGCTTATAAAGAAATCTAAGGGATTTGCTGTAGATAGGGTTTTATTTTGTATAGGAAACGACATTCTCCACACAGATAATGTTATGTCATCTACTACAAAATCAACATACCAGGACACTCAAGGCAAATGGTGGGAACACTACCAGGTTGCGTTACAAGTATATGTAAAATGTGTAGAAATGTTGAGGGAAATTGCTCCTGTTGATTGCATACATTCTATGAGTAATCATGATTTTATGAGTGGATTTCATTTAGCTCACGCTTTACAATCCTGGTTTAGAAACGCTAAAGATGTTAGTGTTGATTGTGGAGTGGCTAATCGTAAGTATTATTCGTATGGATCAAATTTAATAGGTTTAGAGCATGGAGATGGAGCTAAGATGGATAAATTACCCTTGTTGATGGCACAAGAGCAGCCTTTACTCTGGTCTGAAACTACTCATAGGTATTGGTATTTACATCATTTACATCACAAAGTTAAACACAGATGGTTAGATGGTAAAGATTTTATAGGTGTTACAGTAGAATATATGCGTTCTCCTTCAGCAAGTGATTCCTGGCACTCTGGTAAAGGGTTTACGGGAGTTCCAAAAGCAGTAGAAGGCTTCTTGCATGAGAAAAATAGTGGACAAGTAGCAAGATTAGTACATTATTTTTAAAATTATACGCAAAACCTGCCTTTTATGTAAAAATTTTTTTGTTATATTGTAATGTTTTGTTTCATGGTGTAAAAACCGTAATTGAGTTTAGTAAAGAAAGGGGGGTATTTTACCCCTCTTTTTTATTTCAAAGTCAAATGCACCTGGAAAATTGCATTTTATAGTCAAATGCACTATACCCTTTCTTTTATATATATAGATTTTATTTCTTGATCCTATTATTTTTTAGCTTTTTTTAAAGTTGATTTTATGCTTTGAAATTAAATACAAAATCTTATCAAAAAAACATTATTACTCATAATTTGGATTTGTAAAAAAGTATTCGTTATATGTAATTAATATTAATCAAAAAAAATTATTATGAGTAAATACGAGGAAGTAATACTAAACCCACCAAGATTGGTAGTTAAAGGAACACCTAGACAAATCAAGATTGATTTGGTAAGTTGTATGTGTGATAATAAGTATAGATGGATATGCAACAAAAATGATAATGGCGATTGGAAAATCAATACTTTGAGATTTGCTTATTCAAATTTTGGCATTAAACAACATCAAAAGGATGATATTGAGTGGATAATGGATGAGGGCAAATGGAATCAAGTTTGGAGAATGATAAATAGTGGAACTAGTAAGGTGTTCAACATAACATATAGATAATAAAAATTAATAATAAAAAAAAACAAATTATGAGTAATATGAGCTATTGTAGGTTTGAAAATACAAGTAGAGATTTATGCGATTGCGTAGATGCTATAGAAAATAATGAAATAGATGTAGATTCTTCTATGCGTGAGATAGATGGATTAGCATCTATTTTAGGTTATGCTCTACAAATTGTAGAGATGCAAGATGATATTAAAAATATCATTGATAACGCAAATAGTGATGATGATTATTAAATCTCTATTTTACAACAATAAACTAAACTAACTAAACTAAAACAATTATGAAAACTTTTGAAACTTTCCAAAAAACTAGAAGAAAAATAAGCGTAAAAGATTTTAATGAGGCATCACAAAGTGATGTTGAAGAAAATGGCGTGTCTTTTGTATATACTTATCAAAATTTTACCTATATAAATATATATGATAATAAGTCAATAGGCTTTCCATCTCAAAATAAAAAATATGGATTAATAATTTGTAATGAATATTACGAAAGTGATAATCTAGAAGAATTAGAAATTAAATTGTATAACGATTGGTTCATTGATAATCTTGAAGGTAGTGAAGAGTGGTTGTATAAAGTAGGTTATCACACTCCTAAACAAACACCATTATATTATAAAATGTTTCAAGACATGGAATTAAATGTTGAGGATATTAGTTACAAACATGATGTTGTAGATACTTTAAGATTGTCTTGGGATGCAATACCTATTTGTGATGTGTTATTGCCTAATAGTGCAACACAAGATTTGGATAATGAAAAGTTTGATACTTTTAATGTTGTTTATTTAGATAAATATGGTGAAAGATTGGATGGCACTATGACTAGAGATGGAAATTGGGAAGAAACAAATAAAGAAGGTTTATTTGATAATATAGATGATTTGCAAAACGCTTTAGTTGAGTGGCTTCATCAAATGGCTAGGGATTATATGGAAGAGGTAGAAGATAACACAAGAGATAATACTCCTATGAGTTTAGATGAGTTCTTAATTCAATACAAAGATTTTATTGCATTAGAAGATTGGAATAGAGGTAAGCGTATAGAAAGCCTACACGAAAATTTTAAGCCTTTAGATGATTGGTATAAGTTTGGATGTGAGCCTAAAAATATGTTTGAGGATGGTGTAGAGGTAAAGGAAACATATAGTGGTAGTGAAACAAGGAAGTATCTTATATCTTTTTTACAAAATAGTAATAAGGTTAAAGAGATGTGGCTAGATAGTGAAATTAAGAACATACCTAACCTCTCTACAAAGGCATTACAAGAGTGTTATAGTGAGTTACAAGATGTATATCATTGTTTTGATATTGAAAGTAGCTTGACTAGTAGCTTTAGAAAACTCCTAGACAATTATGATGACAATATGATTAATAAGGAGCATTTCATTCAAAGAATGGAAGAAGAAATTAAAACACATAACTAATATGAGAAAGATAATAATAATTACAATCGCTTTGTTAATGCTTTTAATGAGTTGTGGCGTAACTAAACACAATCCTAATGGCAATAGACTAAAGTGCGTAGAAAGAAGGGTATAAACTAATTAATAACTAAACTATAAAACAATGGCAAAAGAAATAACTTATGATGATGTTAGAGATATATCAATAAGAATCGTAGATTCCTTAGTAGGTATGGGAATCTTAATTGATGATGAAGATTGTGATGGCACATTTCAAGTGCAAGATTTAGTAACAATGGAAATCAATAAGGTACTAAAATTAGATATAGATAATAACTTTAAAATAACAATAAATGAATAAACTAAATCAACAACAAATCAACCAATTAAAAATAGGCGATAAGATTGAAATTATCACTTTTCATTATATGATAGGTAGGCTACATACAACTAGAATCATACGAGATATATTTAAGAATCTAGATGGCAATCAAACTATATATGTAAAGTGCTTTGGATGGGCTTCTTTTAAGCTTAGAGCTAACGAAATAATTTCTAAAGTATGTGGATAACCTTTTGGATAATAATGGGCTTACTAGCGATTGCAAGTCTATTTGATTAAAAAATAAATCGCAAATAATAAGTGTCAAATGCACTACAAGAACCTCCTTTACAAAGGGGGTTTTTTGTTTTTCTACCTATCTTCAAATGTACGCTTGATATTCTTTTATATGGATTCGCAACCTCTTTCTCTCCTCTTTTTTTGATGATTTTTTTTGTTGCTATTTAGATCTCAAGAAGCCTAAAAAATAAAGCGCTTTTTTGAGTTAATAACATATAACAAAAAAGTTTTTTAAAAAACAAATAAAAAAAGCTTTGATATTAAATTTATTTATATATTGCACCCATCAAAACAAACTCAATTAATTAAAAAAAAAAGAAAATGAAAAAAGAAACAAACAAAACAAAAGAAACAACACTAAACAATGTATTTGATTTAATTTATTTAGCTTCTTTACCTATAGCTATAATATTTTATATCATTAACCTTTAAAAAAAAACAAAATGAAAAAAGTATTTAGTAGCTCGAGTGATGTAATGCATTTATATGCAAACCAACAACAAACAAACGCCACAAATCAAAGTAGAAATGTTTATTTTAATAGAACCTCTATATATAGCTATGGCGAACACTACAAACTAGCAAAAATTTTAGACACAAAAAATGCTATTTTAATTAATAATAATGGTTATAGTGTTACAACCTCAAAACACATTAACGAAATCTCCCACGCTTCAAGGCATTTAAAAAGATTTTACTCGCAAGATGTATTTATTAAAAACGCATTGCAAAGAATAGAAACTTTAGTACAAAAGCTTCCAAAGGCTAGAAGCTCAAAAGCTCACTACATCGCAACAATAAAAGCAATTTTTAATAGCTTCCAAAAATTTCAAACATATTGCAATGATAATAAATTGTCTAGTATTAAATGGAGCAACAACACTATTATAAATTTACTAGTAGATAAAAGAAGCAAAGAATATAAACGCTTATTATTTATTGCTCAATCAATGAATAATATCCAACTATTAGAAAAAGATGTACTAGAGGCACAAAAGAAGCAAAAAACAAAAGAAGCCAAAAAGCAAAAGCAATTAATCAAACTTTATAGAGATAATAAAAGAGATTTTGTTAGGTTAGATTATGATTTGCTAAGTGTTAGATATAAAGGGGAGCAACCTAAACTAGAGTTTTATATACATACATCGCAAAATGTTTGTATTAGCCTAGAAGATGGTATTAAAGCTATTAAAAGCTTAAAGGCTCTAGAGTATAACTATGAAGCAATCAACACCCATTTAAAGGGCTATAAAATAGGATGGCATAGAATAACAAAAGCAACAAAAAAAGCTTTATTTGTTGGATGTCATAAAATAGAGTTCAAAGAAATAAAAAGAATATCAAAACAAATTAAATTAATTAAATAAATAAACCAATGAAAATAGAATATAAAATACTCTATAATAGAGAATCAAGAACGCCAAAGGCTCAAAACAAATTAAACGCTTTAAAAGATTACCTTAACAATACACTAACGCAAACGCCCTATTTTTTAAGCATTGGCTTTGTGGGTGGTGTGGATGTGGGCGAAGCTCAAACCTCATATAATATATTAACTTATATAGAGAATGAAGCACAAACTAGGCTAGATATACACAATTATATATTAAAGCATTTTAAAGGCTTCAAGGTTTACTTATTTGAGGCAAACGCTCCACCATTTATTATTGAGTAATAAGCAAAGCTAGTATATTAAAGCCCTCTTTTTTAGAGGGTTTTTTTTTGGCTCATTTTGGGGGGTTGGGGGGTGTTTGTTGGTGTGGGTGGGTTGTTGGTGTTGGTTGGTTCTATTGGCTCAATATGGCGTTAATATTAAAGCTTTGATATTGGGCTTCTTTGCTTTGTGTGGTGTGGTGGTGGTGTTGGTTGTTGGTGTGGTGGTGGTGGCGTGGTGTGGGCGTTGGTTTATGGCTCTAAGTCTTACTTACAAAGAAATTGTTTTACACCAATAGCGACAAAAAAAGACATTAAAAAAGGCTTATTTTGTTGTTGATATGTTGCAAGATGACACAAAAAGAAACCAAAAAAAGGGCAAGTTCTGGAGGATCAAGAAAAAAAAATGTAAAAAAAA